TTGATGAGCTCTATTCATACCACCTGGTGGATTTATATTAGCCCACATATTACCAAGATAAGGCTCACTATCTAAATGTTCTTGTTCATAAATTGTTTTTTGACAGGCGTACAACATGTCAACTAATTCTTTAAATTGAGATAACTCATGCATGTTAGTAGTTGAATGCCAGCCTAGCACATTAGTTCTAACTACTCCCCTATCTTTATTAGACCAAGCTACAATATCTCTTTCTAATTCTTGGTTAAGAGTTGGATGTTTTATGTCTGCAATATAGATAGGTGTTGGAAAATGTAAATCTCTATACATTATTTAAAAGGCGTGCCTCCAAACCACATAACTAAAGATTTTCTG